GCAATGCCTACGCAATAAGCGCCGGGAATGATATGGTAATGCGCCTAAACATTTGGGCTGAAAACATGGAGCGCGGCGGCCTTTCTGATATAGGTATTGACGCGGAAATTGCCGCAATCGCAGCGGAAAGCAAAGCGGCAAAAGCATCCCTCCTGAAACTAATAGACCTTTTTGCCGACGTGGTGAAAAAGGCGAACGGAAGCGAAAAAAGAGACTTACAACCAACACAGCAAGCGCGAACGGCACAAATCGCCGCCATCCTTGCACTTCAACAATAAACATAAAACAAACACTATGGCAACAATTGCAGAGCAATTGAAAGAAGCCCAAGAGGTGCAAGTCGAACTTCGCGGGCAGATTAAAACCCTTTTGGAGAAATCCGAAAGCGGCAAATGGGACGAAGCAACCGACGGGGTAGCCCTGAAGGAAGCCCGTACCAAGTTGGACACGCAAAACACGACCGTTGCGAGCCTTTCGGAGCGCATGGAAATGCAAAAGCGTTCGGTTGAGTGGAACACCAGTACAACCACAGCCACACCCACTACGGTGAACGTCATCGAAAAGCGCGGCGACAGCGTGGACGAAATCCAAAAGGAGTTTCGCCTGATGGAAGCCGCAAAGCAGGCCGTTTCCCGCACCGGACTTTCGGGAATGTACGCAGAAATGGATCAGGAAGCAAAACGGCAGATGAAGTCGTCTGGCCTTCCTGACAGTGGAACGGGCAACCTTTCGATTCCTGATTTCCTTATGTGGGCCGACAAGAAAGGCGAAAAACGCGACATCACGGCAGGCACTACCACGACGGGCGGCTTCACGATCCAAACCGATTTGGGCGGCTTGATTCCCTTCCTTGACCCGAACCTGACCGTCCGGCAGATGGGCGCAACCTACCTTTCGGGCCTGACCGGAAACGTAGCGTTTCCCCGCAACGATGCAGCAGCAACGGCGGTTTGGGCATCTACCGAAAATGTGGCATCTACCGAAACGACGCCGACCTTCGATCAGGTTACGCTCGCGCCGAAACGCATCACAGCGTTTACCGACGTATCGAAGCAAAATCTGATTCAGACCAGTATTGCAATGGAGAATTTCGTTCGGGAACGCCTGAACTTCGCGGTTATGAAATTGCTGGACTACGGCGCACTTCAGGGTGACGGTTTGTCGGGCGCGGTGACGGGCCTTTTCAGCGTGGCAAGCACGAACGACATCACCATTGGCACCGACGGCGGCGCTCTTGATTGGTCGTTGATCGTTCAGTTTGAAACCGAAACGGCAACCGACAACGCTCTGATGGATCGCCTCGGTTACCTGACTACGCCGGGCGTGGCAGGCTTCCTGAAAACCACGAAGCGCGACGTTGCGGGCAACGGCTTCATTTGGGAAGGCAGCAACACATCTTCGACCGTGAACGGCTACCGCGCAATGCGGACAACGCAAATGCCGTCCACCCTTACGAAAGGTAGCGGGACGGCTTTACACGGCATGATTTTCGGCAATTGGGCCGAACTGCTTATCGGGCAATGGGGCGGCATTGATTTGCTGGTCAACCCCTACACCAAGGGCAAGGAGGCGCTCATTGAGTTCATTATCAACGCATGGTACGATGTGGACGTTCGCCACGCGGCTTCATTCTGCAAATGCGACGAAATAGACATCGCATAACATGAAAGCAGTCAAATTCCTGAAATCCGGTACTCCCTGGGGGTACGGGTACAACGAAGGCGAAACCGGGCTTGTAAAGCCGGAGGACTTCGACACACTGAAAGCGGCTGGTGTCATTGAGGCAATCGAAATGTCCGAAGCCGTGAAACTTCCACATCAAAAACGCGAAAAACGCGGGTAATATGAAACAAGCAATTCTTTTCTTTCTCTTAGCGGCCTTTACCGCCATACTGCCGACGGCTGACGTATCGGCACAGACCTGGGTGCAGGTTTCCGACTCAACGCGGATGACAAACGCCGACACGAACGTCGTTTATATGCTCACCGACAGCCGGGGCAAAACCGGGCTTTGGACGTACAGCATTCACGCTGTTTCCGATTCCATTTCTGGATCAACGGCTGGGACGCTTGTGCTGCAAACATCCAACGACGGCGTCTATTGGCGCACGGCGCAAAACATCTATACGGAAACTGCCCAAACGCTAACGCTCAACGGAGCCACGCAACAAACGGCGAACTGGGAGGGCGTTTTGCATTCCCGGCGCTTGCGTATCTACTGCATCACATCCGGCACACAGGTTACAAGTGTGCGGATCAAGGCTTTCATGCGAAAAATTAACTAAGGCACTATGGGTTGGTCATCGTCAGTACCGGCAACGGAGCCAGTTACAAGAACGGAGGCGAAAGCCTTTATGAAAGTTCGGTCAACCGTTACGGCTGACGATGACCTTATTGATGGGCTTATCAAAACAGCCCGCGAAGAGTACGAACACGAAAGCGGGGAGATTACGACGACGCGAACGATCACGGAATATTGGGACAACTGGCCTACCGACGGGCGCACGATTGAGTTAACCGTCGGGCCGGTTGCAAGTATTACAAGCGTGAAATACAAGCCGGACAGCGGCACGTTGACCTTGATAGATAGCAGCAACTACACTACCGACCTTGTAAGCACACGGGCGCGCATCTACTTCAACGAGGACTACACCTTGCCGGAAATGGGGGATTTTATCAACCGTTTAGAGGTGATTTATTCGGTAGGCGTTGCGGCGGCAAGCGTTTCCGAAGTGGCAAAGGCCGCGATCAAAACGCGCATTGCACTGATGTACAATAACCGGGCGGATATGCCGCTTGGTGGGAAACCCGGACAACGTACATTTGAAGCGCTGGCACGGCGACGGAGGCGCGATTGGATATGAAAACGCAGTCAAGGACGAACGGCGTTATTGACGATTTGGGCGATATGGACGAACGGGTAACGCTGCTTGTTCAAACCGACACGGCGAACGATTACGGCGAATTGGTGAAAACCTGGGCCGCAATAGACGCTGAGCAATGGGCGAAAGTTGATTTTCCGATTACGGGCAACGAAGAAGGCTACGCCGGGACACAGGAATACGACACGCGGCGCATTTTCGTAACGGTAATGTACCGGGGAGACATAACCACCAAAAACCGCTTGCTTTACGAAAACGAACAATACGACATTGTACACGTCCGACCAAAAGGCCGGGATTTATTCGAGATTTATACCTGCATTCGCAGGGCAATATAAAACAAAAAAATGTCAAAGAAATTTCCACAATGGATGGAATCGGTAGCGGCTGTCACCAGTCTTGGGGCTGGTGATAAAATACCTGTTGCTGAGGGGGGGGTGTCTAAATATGTAGACGGGGCAGGTGTTGGCGGCGGCGGCAATGCCATTACAGCACTGACCGGAGATGTTACTGCAACGGGGCCGGGTAGCGCATCGGCAACGCTGGCAAATACGGCGGTGACGCCTGGCAGTTATACATCGGCAAACATTACGGTTGACAGCAAAGGCCGGATAACGGCGGCGGCAAATGGTTCGGGCGGTTCTGTTTCGATAACCGAAAAGACCTACGCCGAAATGCAGACGCTTATCGCCGCCGACGGCCTGACGCCGGGGCAGTTCTACCTTATCACCGACGCGGCAGGGACGGATTTAGGCTTTGTTTGCATGGCGGTCACGGAAAACCAAATAACCGTAAGCGGCACGGGCGGCTACCTGAACGCGGACTTTCAGGCGGTGGGCGATTATTCCGGCGTGGAGGCGGAAACGGGCGTAGCGGCGGGGACGCAGTTAGGAATATGGCGCACCGGATTCGAGGCGGTGACAATCGCTTACACTAACCTAAGCGGCGGCAACTTCGCGGCGGGCGAAACCATAACCGGCAGCGTCACGGGCGCAACGGCGGTAATCATAACTGACGACGGCGCAAGCAGCCTGACCGCCTATATGACATCGGCGGGAGTTGCCTTCGATGGTTCGGAGCAACTCGACAACGGCGCGGGCGTGACGGCTGACCAAGATGGGGCGGCGGGTTCGCCGACCATTGCGCAGGGGGATATGGTGATTTGGAACTTGCTTCACTATCAACTTACCGACGCGACGCTGTTAGATGGAACCGACCCGGCGACAAATACGGCGGCTTATACCGAACTTGCTAAAACGGTAGCGAATGTGGGATATGTGACAGCGTGGGATGTGAGCGAGTTTGATTTTCCGCAAAATCTGATTGTTTATAGGTCGGATTTGCGCGGGAATGTAGTCAGAGGCAACACCGGATTTTCATTATTTCAGTGGGGGAATGACCTATGCAATAACAACACATTGGACGGCGGACAAATAACTCAAATAAACTCGCTGGGAACAATTCAGAGAAACACGCTTGGGAAAGGGGCTGGCATATCGGGCAACACTATCAATGCCGACAATGTGTATCAAAATAATAGCCTTGACAATGACTGCGGTATCTCTGGAAACACCAATATAAGCGCATCTAATAATTTCCTGTTTGGTGAGGCTGGAATTTTTAACAATACGAACGGCAGTTTTTCGGGTAATGTATTGCAGTCGGTTGCTTATATTCAGAATACCGTAAATGGTGGCGGCTCTTCATATTTTTACAACTCTCTTGCGGCAAGTTCAGCAATAGAAAACCTTACGACCGGCGCAACTTTCACGTGCCACAACAACATCCTCGAAAACGGCGCTTCCCTGACCGGCATCACCACCGGCGCAAACTGCTCTATTTCCAGAGACAAGGTCGGGCAGGGGGCGACGCTGGGGGGAAGTACGACGCTGGGGGACGGGGCAACAATGGGCGATCTTGACATTCGTGCGAACAAGCAACTGTCCAATAAGACGCTCGACGCGGGCGTAACCTTTTCAGACAAAATCCTGCAAATAACGGCGGATGGAACGGAGACTATTTCGGCGAATGTAGAAGGAAACACGGCGCGGCCTGGCTTTTCAGACATCCCAAACACCTATGACATCACCGGGCTAACTACCCTCGATTGGCTGGCCGAAAGGAACTACGTCGGCATCGGAAACCTGACTTCGACTTCGCCCACAACTGATACAGTCGCCTACACAACGTCATCCGGGCCGCTTACAAACGGCGAAACCTTCACAACTGACTTAGGCGCATCGGGCACGATCATAAGCGACGACGGGGCCGGTACAATCCTACTTACAACCAATCAGCCCCTCAACGCCGGGGAGATAATTACCGGCGATAGTTCCGGTAATACGGTCACGGTGGACAGTTACACAGCAGGAACGATAAGAAATGAAACCATCAACCAAATAGACAATTTCCCTACCGCATTTCCCTTCACCCTTCGCCCCGCTGCCGGGCTTACCCTCACCGTCACAGGTACGGCAATAGCAGGCATCGGCGCGGGGCAAATCGCCCTAACTACGGCGGACGTAGTGCTGGTGGGCGACAACGGCGAATGGCTGGAACTGGAGGCCGACCCGAACGGGGGCGGGTTCTTGCGGGAGAAAAACCGAAGCGGAACAATTTTATAAAAATATGGAAAAAACTTTATTCATTCTCACAATCCTTTTCGCGTTCGGCTGTGCGCCGTCGCCCGTATCGCCTTCGCTCACCGAAAACAAAGCGGCTACCGACCGCAGCGCGGTAGTAGATTTTCAAATTCAGAATGTCGCGTTTCAGCCGGGGCAGACGGTGGAGGCGAAATACAGCGTGACGGGCTTCACCGACCTCACCGCGTTTCAATACGCGATGCAATACGACACGGCAGTCCTGACCTACTCGCACGCGACGTTTACGGGCGCGATACCGGACTTCAATCTTGACTGTTGTTTCGGCATGGAATGGATGGGCTATTTCCTGGAGCCGGGCGAGGTGCGCACCGCCTGGGTTAAATATTCACCCGGCGGCTTGACACTGCCCGCCGGGACGGTATGCTACTCGCTTTTTTTCACGGCAAAACATGCGGGCAATCTGGCATCGGCTTTTCCCGCATGGCTTAACAACCCGATCTTACCGGCAGAGGCAAGCGACAGTCAATTCAATATTTTGCCCCTGACGATTACATACCTGCCGATCCCGCCAACCCCGCCGACGGGCGGCGGAAATGCAGGCAACGCAAGCACAACGAAAAAGAAAAAGAAACGCGGATGATGCGGGAAATAAACGACGTGGGCGAACTTGACGAACGGGTTATTTTGCTCGTTCAAACCGATACAGAGAACAGCGCGGGCGAACTTGTAAAGACGTGGGATGCGATAGACGGCGAAGAGTGGGCAAAGGTAGTTTTCCCTGTTACGGGCATCGAAGAGAGTTTTGCAGGAACGCAAGAGCATGATGCGCTGAAAATCGAAGTTACGGTAATGTACCGTGGCGACGTGACCACAAAAAATCGCCTGATTTACGACGCTGATGAATACGACATAATCAATGTAAAGCCGTTAGATATGGACTTGTTTGAAACGTACACTTGTGTACGCAGAGCGGCAAACAACGACTACCTGACGACAGACGGAAACATAAACGAACGCGAATTGATAACAACCGACAACGGCGAGTTTATAATCGTAAACAACTGATGGACGCGCAAACGAAAGCGGAAC